GGTTTACCAACACGCCCACCGGTGACGTAGTTCGCAGTTCCCTGCATGGCCGCGCCGATCTCGTCGGCTGTGTCAAACGATAGGCCATTCAGGGCTGTTCGGATGCCTTCCCCAATGGTCTGCCCCCAGCCGCCGCCTGCACGGTCCTTGGTGACTTGCTCGCGAACCTTTGCCTTTGGATCATTGGCGACAGGATCATTAGCCCACCAATTGGCAGTTGAGCGGGCCATGGGCATAGGCCCGGCCTCAACAACCGGATCACTTGACCACCAATCGCTCATGGCTTGACCCTCATGCTGCCGTCAGGTGCCATGTACGGCGTGCCGGGCGGGAGGGCTTGGTATTCCTGCTGCGTCTTGGGAGCCGCTGGGCCTTGCTGCGCTGGCTGTTCTGGCGCCTGATTGCTTGGGATCATGGAGGGACTGACACCACGGCCTTGAACAACAAGCTTCTCTGCGTCTTCCATAAACGACATGAGATTATCGATTTTCTGTTTCGCAGATGCTTTCGTATCTTTCGGATTTGGAGAAAACATCTGCATGTAGCGCTGAACTTCAGGCTCAGGCGCCGCGGCGCCGGTCATGGTTCGAAGCGCTGCTTCTACACCGGTGCGGATGTCACGCAGAGCCATGCCTACGTCGCCAGAGGCCATGCCCACGTCGCCCACAAGAGGCACGTTTGCGGCTGCATATTTCGCGATGTCTCCAGCCCCCCAATCACGCTCTAGGATGTTGCGCGACTTTGCGATGCTTTGGCGCGCAATATTCATAAGCGCAACCTTGCCCGCTACATCCCCGGGGACCGGCTTCTCAAAGCCTGGAAGCTGCTTCACGCCCGCTACTCGATTATTCGGGTCAACCCATGAGTGACCCGGAGGGGCACCTTTGACGGGATCTGCGGGTGGCGGCTTGATGCTGTCAGGGGTTATGTCTTGCGCGCCTTCGTCTCCCACGCGCACAAGCCGCCCGTTGACCACCATCACCTTGCCGCGGGAACCACCCGCCCCACGTTGCGCCGCCTGTGCCTCAAGGTTCTTAATCCTGGCTTCTGCTTCGCGCCGCTTGAGATCCGCCATGGGATCAGCTTTCGGCGGATTGATCACATCCCGAGCCAGCGCGTTGGTAAACTGCACTGCGGACGGATGCTGCGGGTTTGCCTGTGCCCATGACATCAGCGCATTTCGGCCCCCGCCCTGCTGTTGGATCTGCGCAAGCTGGGCCGTGCCGTCGTCAATCCCGCGCTGCTTCGTTGCGTCAAAGAAGCCAGACAGCGCGTTGTCAAAGCCGCCAGTGTCCAGCCGAAACGGGCGGATGTTCTCAAATGCCATTAAAACAGCCCTCCAGCGAGTTTCGTTAGGCCGCCAGCCTTTTGTATGCCCGTAGCGGCGTTAACACCGGAGCCCAAAAGGTTCATCGCATTCTGCCAGCCCATGCCGCGCGTGTTGGCCAGTGCGGACGCCGTATCCGTCGCGAGCCCTGCCTGCTGCTGCCCAAGGTTAAGCGCGTTCGTCGCCTGCCCGCGTCCCAGGTCTACACGGTTGCCGGCAACCTGCGTCCCGTAGCGATAGGTGTTGTCAGCCCGCTGCTGCCCCAGGTTCGATGAAATGTTCGCCAGTGCATTGCCGCGGTTGGCCTGCAGGTTAGAAACACCCTGAGCCGCCTGATAGCCCTGCTGTCCTTGCTGATTGAGCCGGTCCAGCCAGCCGCCATAATTGTTGTACTGGTTCTGCAGGATGGCCGCTCGAGAAACGCCGGAGTTTGCCAGCCCGCTCGCATTGTAGCGCTGTAGCACGTTCTCATTCGACTGGTTCATCAGCGCCTGCATGATCGGGTCCGACATGTAGACGCCTTGGGACTCCGTGCGGGCTTGGTTGCCATTCAAGCCGATGGCATTGCCATACATCGTATTGGCTTGCGTGCCAGCTTGGCTGTACGGTGACAGCGCGTTAATCGCAGCCCCCGTGCCGCTCATGATGTCACGGCGGGCCGTGTTGGCACCCTGCGTCAGATACTGGTTGCCCTGGCGCATCCCGGAGTTCAACCCGGCATTGGCACTGCCATAGCCCTGATTGAGATAGTTGCTGGCTTGCTGGTTGGCGCCCGTCAGATAGCCGGTTGCCTCAGCCTGTCCACGCTTGATATCCCGCTGCTGCGCTTTGCCGGTCAAGCTGTCAAAAATGCCCATGTGTGCCTCAAAGCGTGTTGAGTTTGCGGATGATGTCGCGGATCAGCCGGAAGCCTTCCGCAGTCAAACGGCCTGTTTTCGGGTCGATAAGCTGCACGGACTGGTCAGGCATGGAAATCAGAGCCATCAGCCCAACGCCTCCACATCGGGGCGCACGTCCAGCAAGCACGTTGCCGATGCGGACGAGCCCGACAGTCTAAAGATGCGGCCTTGCGGCGGTGCCTTGCCGAGTCTCCGGGCCGTCACCGTCTTGCGGCGGTTGCCTTGCTTACCAAGAGACAGAATGCGCTGCGTTGACCACGTTTCGCCGCCATCGTCAGACCAGTCCAGCATCAGCATGGGCTCTAGCGTGGCGTTCGGAGCGGCTCCGGTCATGATGTCGATGTACAGCGCGTGAAACAGCAATTCTTTCGGGAAGCTGTGCACAGGCGCAAGCTGTGCGGTCCACACCAGAGGCTGGCCTGCTTCTGTCAGATGTTCCTTGCTGCGCTCGTAAATCTCACCGATCTGGGTGTCACCGAAATAGTGGCGACCGTTGAAGTTGATGTAGACGCCGGCCCGGCTTGTTCCCAGCCCATAGCTCTCAGCCTCAAACCAGCGCTGAAGCGTGGCGTCATAGATCCAGGCCCAATTCGTGCCGTTGATCTGATACCGGGTGTGGCCCTCGTAAGTCCAGGCGTGCGAGGTGATCAATTCCGGGTTTGGATCGCCTTCAATCGAGCGCTCCACAGCGTGCGTTGAAATGCGGACCGGAGTGTAGCCATCAAGAGCGCGTACCGTCTTGTCCGATGCGACATAGGCCAATGTCTGAGCAAACACGCGTACGCTGTCAGGAGCCAAGCACCCGGCATCCGGACCAACCGCCGACGAACTGCGGGCATAAGGAAACGTGTCGCCCGTGTTGGACCAGAATTCGACTGAGTTCGGGCCGAACAGCACCAAGTCCCGGTTGCGCACAGCAACCATGTTGCCGCCGTCGCGGTCTGCCGATGCCGCCGCGCTGTTGAGAGCCGAGACGGAAGCCGCGTTGTCAACGCCAGTCAGCTGAAAAGTGCCTTCGTCCGTCAGCAGCACGCCGTATCCGTCATGCACACAGAACGCGATGACGTTGGGCAACACGTTGGTCGTGATGTTCGTGAAACTATCCGAGGCTTCCGTGTCAATGACGTAGTAAAACCCGTCAACGACGATACCGATTTCACCGACGCGGTTGCAGTCTATCGTCACCAGCTTGTCGATGTCTGGGCCGCCAACAGTACCAAGCTGGGTGACGGCGCCCGTGGTGGCGATCTTCACCGCCTTCTGGCCGGCCACACAGTAAAGCGCGTTCCCCACCACGATAGCCGCCCGCACAATGCCGTAGCCAGACAGCGATACCCAGGTATCCAACCCAGGCATGGAGTAGATCGGAAAGCGGACTTTTCCTTCCTCGCCAGCGTCCTCCACATAGGCGTTGACGATCCGGGTTGCACCACCGGGGCCGTGCTTGGCAGGATTAGATTGGGTTGGGAGACGGATTTCTGTGATGGTCACTGCTTCACCAGATTAGGGCTTGCAATCAACGCAGGATCATACAGACGCACGCCGGAAGGCGCTTCATAGCCGGGGGGCTCGCCGTCAGTCCCGACAAACGCGGCCCATTCCATGGCGATACCAGTGCGGGCGTCGATCATGTCAAGGAGATAGGTGCGTTCGAATAGGTCTGCCTCGGGAGGCCAGCCGCCTTCGGGCACCGGCTTGCTCAGCGTTTCTGCGCTCTCGCTGTGATACCAGAAGTTCCAAAGCGAGCGCGTGCCGTCGTGCGGAACTTCTGCAATGTGCACCTGCACCAGCGGGACAGGCTCTCCGCTCGACACATCTGCAATGCCAAGAGCGGCCATGGTGGCAAGAGCAATTTCGCGGCTTGGGGCTGAGGCATTAACGAGAATTTCGCTCATAGCGTGGTCACCTCCTGAAGCTCTGCATCTGACCACGATCTGGTTACGATGGCGATGCGAGTGATGCCCATTGTGCCGACGTTTGATCCTGCGGGATACGCGCCTAGCGCAAGCGTCGTGGCCACGACATTGACAACGATATCTGTATCCGCAGCGCCGAGCGTGCCGTCTGTTGCTGATTTATAATTACTGTCCTCAAATCTAGCTGCGTACTGGTGTGATCCGGTGAAATCAGCCGGGGCGGGTACACTCAAAAGACCACCGCCGCCTGCGTTCGTGTGATTGCTATAACTTGCAAGGACTGAACCGCTTCTGTAGAGGTCCCAGTAGCGCGTGTTTGCAGCACCATAGAGACTGCCTAGGCGCCCGCTGGTTACATCTGGTCCACCGTCCCACGCGATATGGATTGAGAGGTTCTGCTGGTACGGCCAGAGCGAAGTCGCAAGCGTGATGTTGTCCGCTGCTCGAAGGACTGCGCCTGCGTAGGTCGGGATAGGCGACGTTACCGCTGATCCGGTCTCGCTTTGGAATAGAGCCACTTCGATTTCGTCTGCCGACGTAGAGCGCAGGGAGAATGCGGGGTGCTGCACTGAGCCCGCCTGTACTTCTCCCAGTCGCGTCCAGTCCGTTGTGATCTGAGACGTGACATCGGTCTCCGCCATGGCGAAGACTTCAACATCGTCTATCGCGAAGGTGAACGTACTCCCCGCACCTGACGTGGAGAATACGAGGTATATCGTCGTCTCCGTAGCAACGAAGTGGTAGGTTTGGTTGGGGGAGCCTGCCAGTGTGAAATTGCAAAGCTGCGTTCCGGTTAGATTGGCCCCGGTATATGCGTAGACGACGGCCGCCGATGTTCCGACAACATTATGCGCGACATCTACAAGCGCTCGATAGACACGGCCAATGGTCAGGCCCGTGAGCTGGAGTTCTGCCCTACCACGTTCTAGGTTGCTTGCCCCCTGCGAAATCTCAAGGCGGCCCCCTGTGACGACCGCGTTGCCGCCCGCGTCAGAGCGATTGACCCAGCTTCCAGCACCGGAGAAATCACTGTCTGTCCCCGTGACGAGCGAGGTTCCAGATGTTGCGCTCGACACGTTCATGTAGACCGAGCCCGAAAGCGCTCCGCTCCGGCGTGCGTAGACGGACATGGCCTCAACAGATGCCGACCCCTTCGTGATCGATCTGCCGATACCGCCTGCGCCGGAGAATGTAATCGTCGATGCGGAGTTGGCTACATTGTCCGGGCCGGTTGCGTCCTTGGCAGTCGAGACTGTCGACGACTTCATCCAAACCGCGTTTGTCCAATCGCTTCCATAAGAGGCATTGTTCGTCACGGCTGGTTCTGGTAGTATCTTTGTCCGCACCCCTCCTGAGTAGACATAAGGCAGATCGTAAACTGCAGCGCTTGTGGTCTTAACGTATGTAGAAACACTAGGAGTACGGCGGACATGCACCGTACCGCTGCCCGACGTAGACCCGAGCGTGAGCGTTGTTGTGGCAGCGGTGAACGTGTTCGTTCCTGCAGTCCACGTCCCGGTTGCTGCGCCAGACGCCGTAACAGACACACTGCCCGTAATGGTGATCGCATACGTTGCACCACTGATGACCGTGATGGACTGATTGGCCGGGGCAGCGCTGTTGAGATACAGGTTGTGCGCCTGGAACCCCAGATACCCGTCTGCCTGCTCTGTCAGTTTTGCGGATGGTGCGGAGTAGACCAGCTTGCTCCCAGGTCCTAGGAGTGCTCCAGTAGTGGCAGAAACAGTGCCATGGCTTGAGTAGTTGAGAACGTCTGTCTCATCATTGATCGAGATAGAGGCGTCGGTGAAATCCATCACCATGCCATAGGGGCCCCAGGTCGATAGGAACGTGCTCGACAGCAGCCCACCGTCCGCAACGTCGCTGATCCCGCCCTTAGTTCCGAAGTTGGTCAGCGCAAGCCCAAGCCCCAGCATCAGTACAGCGCCCAAACGTCAGTTGCGGCGCCACCAGACCAGACGCTAATCGAGATTGGATTGTAGCCCTGCTGCAAAGGCAGATCAGTCAGCGTCTGCCCAGTGGCATCCTTGCCGGTAAACGTGCCAGCCGTTCCGCAAAGCAACGCGCGGGGGATCGGCGATAGCGGCGTAGAACTCTGCGACAGCTTCACGATGTTGCCGCTTGAGCGGATTTCATGAGACATTTAGAGCGCTCCTATAGCCCGGCGCCAGCACCAGACAACCGTGCCGTCCGTGATTGCAGATCCTGTCCCCGTTGGTCCCGTCGCTCCCGACGTGCCAGCCGTGACGCATTCGTAGAGATTTCCATCAAGCGTGGCGTACTTTCTGACCGTGTATTCGGTCGTTTCCTGCCACGGGTCGTAGTTCTCTGTGTCCGTCGTGATGACCGCATAGGCGACATTGACGCCGTTATTCTTGAGCGGCCCCTCAAACCTAGACGCAGGCACGGTGAAGAACGCGCTTTGCAGCTGATCCTCACCGCGCCGTGCATCTCGTACGAGGACTTCCCCAGGGCTCTTGCCGTAGTCTTCCGCCAGACGCACGGCCAGCATGGCAATGACTCCCTGCTCAAACCGTTCGTCCAGCGGAAGTACGTCGCCTGAGAGCCAGTCGCATTCCAAGGCCGCCAGCATTGCATTCAGCGCCTCGAGCGCGTCCGTCAGTTCCGTTGACGAGAGTGTCCCCCCCTCCCCCGGAATCCCAAGACGCTTTAGGGCTCTTGTGCTGATCTGCTCTGCTGTGGCCATGGGTTTTCCTTATGCCGTGCCGGCGAAGCGCAGTGCCAGACGCTGATCTATCAGGCGACGTCCGTAGAGCACGTCCATACGCCACTTGCTGATGTCGTTCGTGGCGTCATAGGACGGGATCAGTCGCACGGAGATATTCTTGTACGACTGGCGCGAACCGCCGTAGGCAGCCGCCGGCATTTCCATCGGAACGATGGCCAAGGCCATTGCATTCTTGTGAAATGCGAGGTTCTGCCGGTAGGCCGTCGAAGCCGTACCAGCAAACACCAGCCCAGCGTTGTCAGCCGGGGCAGCGTTGACGGTCTGGTGCGGGCCGCTCGTGATGATGGGCGGCGAGATCGTGAGCGTGAGGTTGCCAGAACCATCCGAAGAGCCGTCTGCCGTCACGACAAACTGCTGATCGATGTCCGTGGCCGCCTTCGTCTTGGCGTTCACCATCTTGATCTTGGCACCCGACGTGCCAGCGGCGTAGAGCGTAAACACATCGCCAGCCTTGACGCGGGAAGCAGCCGAAGCCGTCCAGCCGTCAGTGATGAGAGACTGCGTCCAAGCGTTCTTCGCGGTGTCATAGGTGACGTTCTGCGAAGCACCATTGACCAGCGGCGTGCCGCCCATCGGGCCTACGGTGTGCGCCGGGACGACTTGGCTCATCATCGTAGAAATGCCGGCCAGATTGCCCAGATCGCCCGACGTGTAGGCCGAGCTGACCAGAGCCGGAGCAAACAGCCCAGTCTGTGCGCCAACGAGGCCGTAGAAGTCGTTCGGGCACATGATGGCCGAACGCTCCGAGGGCGGGACAGACATTTCGTCCAAGCGCTCCGGGACTTTCACCCAGTCCGCAAAGCTGTTCACCTGATTGCCCCAGGCACCCACGACGTTATAGGCGCCGCGATACATCTGGGTCAGAACGTCAGAAGCCATGTAGTTGGCAATGACGCTCATCGCTGGCTTGACAATGCGCGACGCCATGTCTTCGACCTTCAGCGTCAAGTCCGTAGACGAGAACTGGAAGTCAACGCCGCACTGCTGGTCAATCGTGAGTGTCGTCTTGCCTTCGATCACATCCTGCGACGATGCCGTGGCGCCGCTGCGGATGGTGAAGTCAGCCGGGCGACGAATCGAGATCGTATCGCCCTTTTTGTACCCGTTCACGGTCGAGGAAAACTCCTCTTCGTGCGCGCGATACATCTTGTTGATGACGCCAAGTTCGTTTTCGAGGATGGGGAGCGCAATCTTGGCGATCACGTCCGCTGTCAAGGTGTTGTTGGCCATGTCCTATGTGCTTTCGCTGCTGCCCTTAGCGAATGATCCCGGCCTTACGCAGATGCGCCTCCATATCGCTGACTGAGCTTTTGCCCGGGTCGAACGATAAAGGATTGACGCCACCGCCAAGGATGGGAGCAGGCTTCGGTGCGGTTGAGATTGTCTTGGCCTTGGGCACGGATACCCGTGCTTCAATCTTGCCAAGTTCGACCAATGCTCGTGCAGGCGAGGATTCAAACAGTTGATAGAGGCTCTGAGCCTCCTGGGGATTTTTTCCCAGGTAATAGGCGATCTCCGCCGCTTTATCGCTTTCGACGATATGCGGTGCAGCCCGTTGGTGGATGGGAAGCTCGTCCGTCACGACAGTATCGAAGTCCGGTATGCGCTCGCGCGCCTCCTGCCGTGCTTCATCCCAGGCAGCAAACATCTTCCGCTGCTGGTCAAAAACTACGGCGTTCTTTTCCGTCTCGATCTGCTGTTGACGGTCCTGCACAGTCTGCTGTCTCACGGCATGAGCGGCGCGCTGCGCGATCTCTTCCGTCGGGTCAGCAATCTGTGAAAAGTCAGGGGGTGGCGTGCCTTTCAGCGCCGCAACTTCACGCTCGAGGAGTGCAAGCTTGACCGGGATCTGTTCCTTAGCCTGCTTGTATTCCTGCCAGCGTGCGCGGTTGCGTTCCTGACGCTTTTCCTTCCACGTCTTGGGCTTGTCTTCGCCTTCCTGCGACGGGTCGCCTTCACCCGAAGCGGTTTGCTCAGTTTCCTCAGTTCCAGCGGGCGTTTCCGCCTGCGGCGTGGTGACTTTCACCTCGTCTGCGTTTTGCGTCGTAACCTGCGGCGCAGCGGAATCCGTGCCGCCCGTAGGCGCCGGGATAGTAATGTCCATTGATGTTTCCTTGAGTGTTTGAGCGCCGCTTAGCTACGCGGTCGCTGTCCGTCAAAACCCTGTGCAGGGCGCGGGGGTGGTTCACGCAACTTCTTTACTTTCAACGCATTGTCGAGTGCTGCCCCTTGCACGCGGTGCCCGGCTTCTTCAGCCTTGGCCTGTTCCTGCTGTGCTTTGGCTTGTGCACCCTGCAATTCAAATTCCATGGCCTGCTGCTGACCCTGCATTTGCATCTGAGCCATTTGCTCTTGACGCGGGTCTACAGGCGGTTGTCCAGGCATCACGGCGCCGCCCTGCCCGTCCTGGGGCTGGGTCACGCCAGGGTATTTCAGTTCGGTAAACGCCTTCAAGCGCTTGGCCATCTCTTCCGAGCCGTCGAAGTCCTGAGCCTTGACCACCATATCCATGCCGACCTCCTGAATAAGCTGGGAAGCCTGCGTAAGTTGGATCAGGTTGGCTGCGGTCTCGGCGCGCTTCGTGGCGTAGGACGGACCCATGATGACGCGAACGGACTTGAACGACATCTCAGACAGGTCATTGACAACAACCTGTTCGCCCTGGTCGTAGTCGTAGGCCGGAGCGTTGACCGTGACCTCCTGCTCTGTGTCGTCCTCCCCAAGCAGGCGCAGCGTGCGTTGCGTGTCGTAGACTTTTGGGATCATATCCAGCAGCACGCGGCCTAGGTGCTCCAACCCGTGCTCGAGGTTGTCGCTAAAATGGAACGTCGCTTGATTGCCCTGTTCAACGCGGGCACCAATGGCAACGCCGCTTGTCTCGTTCGACTTGTTGCCCAACGCAGCATCGTAAATGCCGGTTGTTGCTTTCATGTCTTCCGCCAGCATCTGAGCCATTTGGATCAAGCCAGCCGGCAGCGGGGCGGGTTCGATGCGCTTGGGCGGACCGGGGGCCTGCGGATCAGGGTTGTAGGGAAGATACGGGGTCGCGACTCGGTTCGCGTTGTCCCACACGTTTTTAAAACCCTTGATCTGGTTCGGCGTTACAGCCATCGGCGCCTTGGGCTGCTGTCCCAACGTCTCAGCCGCAACGCTCATAAAGTAGTTGTGCAGTTGCTGCGGCTCGCGCTGAAACCGGGTCACGCCATGACGATAAACGCCGGTCTCAAGCGGAACTTCAGAGCCAATGACCGGGATCACGGGAATCCACTGGCACGGGCATTCGTATGTCTCTTCAAGCTGCTCGGCACCGCTGACAAGGCTCATCGTCACCTTGTGCTTGACGCTCTTGCGCTCGGCAGCAATCAGCCCGTTGAACTTCAGGTATTCCAGCCCGCGCTTGGTGAACGTGCTCAGCTCGTGCGTGGAGCCGTCCTGCAGACGCAGTAGCGTGATGGGCTTTTCTTCGCGCCGCCAGTATTCAGCAACCCGCATGTTGTCGCCCGATGAGCCCCACGTCACAGAGCCGGTTTGCCCTTGCGACGGCTGGTCCACTGTGTGCTGTGCGGCCTTGGGATATTTCTTTTTGAACGCGGCCAGCGGCATGACTTCCGAGACCACGCACCAGTTCATGTTCGAACGGTCAGGCTCCAGGCTGGACGGATCAGGATAGACGCTCAACGGGTTGAACACGCGCTTGATCAGAAGCTCTTGGTCAAAGCTTTCCTTGTCCACGTAGTCAGTGACGACGCGGAACCAGCCAATGCCGCAAGCAACCATGTGCTCAACAGCCATGGCGTAAACGTGCGAGGCGCTGGAGTTGTACTGAATGCGGCGCAGCAGACCGTTGGCGATTTGCGCCATGTTCAAATCATCGTCGGAATCGGGCTCCACCTTGATCGTGGGCATGTTCTGCCGGATCGGGTTGGAGACCTGACGTAGGAACTGTGCCGAACGGTTGATGGTGATCATAGGCCGGCCAAGGCGCTCTTGGCGTGCAGCATCTGACCACTGGAAACCCGCAACAAAACGCAGGTCTTCCATGGCTTCGCGCCGGTTATCTCTATCGAAATCGTACGAAAGCTGGATGGCTTCCCGAGCTTCGCGAACTATATCATCCATCTATTCGGTCTACTTCGTCGCGCTGCAAGCCCATTATTCCTTGTCGTCCTCTTTTGGAGGTGTCCAGCCTACGATGCGGTAAAGCTGACCCATGGCGCCCGTCTTGGGATCCCCGTCAGGGTTGAACTTTGGCCCCGTGCGGACGTTGAACACAGGCAGAATACCCATGCGGGTTTCGTCAGGGTCTTTGATGACCTTGCGCTCTTCCGTCCAAGCGCGATCAGTGTCGAGGTCATAGCGAGGGATCAGCACAATCGTATCGTCCCCGCGCTGCTCAACCTTTGCGCCCGGGTGGGCAAGCAGAAGGTGCCCGAGCGCGGTCTGTGTGATTTCCTTCACGCACCCATCCAATCAGCATTTGCAGGATGTCCGCTCCACTCGATTTCGTTAGGCTCAGTCTCTGCAAACCGCAGCATCATCACGCCGTAGCGAACCGCACTGATAAGATCGTCCCGCTCTTTCACGAGTTTGCCGTCCTTGCGATGGTACATGCGGGCTTCCTCGAACCAGTCGCCGACGGTTGAGAACACCCGGAACCGCCCGGTCTGCATTCTCTCGAGCATGTCCATCAGGCCAGCTTCGACGCTGTTGGAGCCGTCAACGTGTGTGGCGCGCTCAGGCAGCATGTTGAGGTTATGCTGCTTGTAGAGGTCCGCCAGCTTGTCGCCAGACTGCCTATCGTGCTGCAAACCGTCATGCGGCCATGCGACTGGAATCCAAGAGCCCCAGGCCCGTATGGTTGTCGCGTGATAGGCCGGGTTGCCTGTCCATTCGCCATTCTCATAGCCGCCGCGTTGGCGATACCCGTGTGTCACGTACACACAGTCGGAATCCCGGTCCCATGCGAGACGCGCCGCAGCGAAAGGATGGTCAACGCCAAAGTCCACGCCGATGATCTGCGGCCAGTGTTTCGGTATCGCAATCGGGTCGCACTTGATGCGCTCCTCTTCGACCGGGAACACCTTGCCCGAACCCATCGTCGGGATACCCTTCGTGCGGGCTTCCCGTTCGTGCGGCGGATAGCTCGCGATGATGCGTGCTTTCTCTTCCGCCGTGTAGTGCTCTACGTCATCGATGGTCATAGAGACAACGTGACGGGACATTTAGAAAATAATTCCTGCGCGCCAGCGAGCACTTTTCATTTCTTAGAATCCTGTTTCTCACCAAGCAGGAATAGGGAAACAACTTCCGACATTCCAAGCAACGGCGTGAACGTGATGTAGATAAACTGGCTGCGCTGGCCTCTGTTCGTGCGCGTCAAGCCTTCCGTGTAGATGTCCAGCGGCGGTTCTTCGTCAAACCAAACCCCGTCAATCGTCGGGCCCTGCCACTTCTCACGTCCCTTTTCGTAGGCTTTGAAGTAGCAGAGCGATTCACCCGCCTGCACATCGCCGCCGCCGCCCCATCGCACAACCACGTTATCCAGCAGGTTCGGAACGCCCATAGCCCGGTCATGGTCCAGCAGGCATTCCTTGGGTATTGTGCCCGTTCCCCATTCCTCTTCTCGAGGCGGGTTTCCGACTAGAACGCGCTGCGGGTTGTCGCGTGTGCTTTCACCCGTAACGCCTGAAGCCCAGATAATCGGCGGCTTATCAAACGTCTGCCCCTGCCACCAATCCGGATAACGGCCCGTCAAGTGCATTGCGGTCTCAAACCCACCCGCCCAAGTCTTGCCGAGCTGGTTGCCGGCCATGAATAGGCGTTCGTGGTGGATCTTGCCGGCAGCGTGGAACTCCCGCTGCTTGGCGTACGGCTGGTAAAGCTTGAGCCTGTTAGTGTCGCGGCGCCGTTTCGCTTCCGCTTCCAGCGTGCGCAAGAGCACCAACGGATCGCAGGGCAGCGAGAGCGGCTGAGATATCATCATCGCTCAATTCCTGTACAGCAGTCGTGGTGACATTGACTTCCTTCACCTGAAGCCCGGCAACTGCCTTTATGAATACATGCGGCCTGTCTTCGATCACGCGCTGGATAACTTCAGCGCCCCTCGTCTGCCAAGCCTCGTACATGTCCTGAATAAAAGCCTCAGCCAAGCGAGCGCGTGCGCCCTTCTTACGGCCAGCGGGATTGCCAGACTGGCCCGGCTTGAAGCGTGTCGCGATGTCCCTGCGTTCCCCTGTTTGTTCAGGGGTTTCACCTGCAACACTGGCCCTTGCATCGGCCATGGCTCTTACTCCTCTAGTTAGCTGCTGTTATCGCTGTAGTTTTCGTGAACTGTGTGGCCCTCTGTGTGATGAGGTGCCTTGATGGTTCCAGCAGGATTGCATCTGCATTGTTTGTCAGGAGTATTCTATCGCCTGTGGTGCTGAGCAGGTATGAGGCGACGATGGTTTTGAGCTGGGCCATTACCAGAACCTTGTGCCAGGAGCGATAAACACGGGCGTTGTCTTACGTGCTGCCGGGCCAATGTGTTCGCGGTATTTGTCCCAGTAGCGGAAGTACCCGAAGTGGTGCAGGTCTGGGCCTGAGAAGTGCAGCCCGTCCCCGCCGTCGTCAAGGTTGAGTGACGAGGCGTAATAGATGTCGTCGTTCTCTGAAGCCAGTTCCTGCAGGTACGTGTCGTTCGTCCCGCCGATGCGGACACCTTGCAGTCCGCCAAGGATCGACGGCGCGTCACCGTTCAGGATGCCGTAAGAGCTTAGGGCCGTGCGCATGGTCAGCCACGCTGTCTTGTAGTTGGTGCCGCCGCTTTCGCCTTGATGCCAGAGGAACACGTCACACAGCGGGTTTCCAGCAGCGTCATGCACATCCACGATCTCTTGCCACATAGAGCCTGATGTTGGGGCC